GTAGCTGTATAATAACCAGTCGAACCTATCTCAGGCAAATTCTGGTCAGCTGCGCCTCTTGCGGTGCCATCCGGCTGAAATGCGTTAAACTTCAAACTTTTACCAGAAGCAAAACCAAATTTTATTTCATTTGCCATCAATACCCCTATCTATAGCGAGCATCGTTCCATGTTCCCAAATCATAAGTACCAACAGTATTGGTTTCCTGCCGGTCAAACGCTCTGACCTTTTTCATCAGTATTTCCAACTCTCTTTGAAGTGTATATTGCAATTTCGGCGCTCCACCAGCTAAAGGGCCAATAAACTTCAATGCCAATTGCAAAACAAGAACTTCGACAAATAATGGGTCAAACTCAGTAACATCAGTAACTTTTTTAGTGTACCGAATAGACATTTCGTTTTCATTGGTAAGAAGCATTTTACCTTCTAATGCATAAGACCTGAAATTTTCTTCTGAACGAGAACCTTCATAAATTGACCTCATTGCCAAAAAGTCATTCGGCAAGATATATTGATAACTCCATTCAAAGTCAGGGGTTGTATCACTTGCCGACAATTCTGCTCTTGCAGCCGCAAAACGCCATCTATTAGAACGAATCAATGCATCTCTGGTCTGCTCATAATGAAGTCTGGCCTGAATAGCTTCCGGCTTTGTGTCAGTGGCGTCATCAATACTGTTGATTCGTTTTGCGCCAATACGACTAAGTGCCATATTTACAATCTTTGTTTCAGAAAGAGCCATTATACCTCCTTAATCGTTATCTTAAGCTGTTTGCCCGACTGAATAAGATATGCTAACGCAGCAGAATCATCCTGACCTACATGCACGCCATTGCTAAAATGTATTCTATCGCCATTTGTTCTGGTTATAAATTTGCACTGGTCTGCCTTGGCGAAAAATACGCATTTATCTTTTATTTCTGCCATGACTTACTCCTATATCGTCTGGCCAATAAAGTACTCACCATAGATAGTAAAAACTTCACCATTAGTACCAGAAACATCTAATGCTTTATTGTCGGCCACTTTCAATGGGTCTTCCCAGTCTTTAACGAAAAGACCGTTACCACTATCCTGCAACTGAATGGGGCCAAATAGAACCTCAGCATCCTCATCCTGCAAGGTAACAGCTACATCAGTGGTTCGTCCACTTATTGTAACATGAGTCAAGTATATTGCCTTGCCAGCACCCGGCGCTGCCACACATTCCACTGCAGGGTCTGCATCATCCTCGTCATTATTAAACGTAAGTTTCCCTGTTCTTGCAATAGGCAGTAAACCTGGTCCTGCCAACGTTGGATTTGTAATTGCCATAATTCAATCTCCTTATTCACCATAGTGAGTATCAGGATATTTCGACTGGTCGCATATGGCCTGAGAAGGTGTAGTAAACGAAATACCAGCACCATCGGCTAATTGCGAGCCGTCATTTTTTTTACCTGGAACATCACAATCGTCCCCATAAGACAATGGGTCGCTATCAGTAGTTACTAATGTACCTGTAGTCGCATTTACGGTACAAAACGCATCTATCATTGCATCAAAGTCAGCCCATGTCATTCCAGCTTCTATGGATTTGTGTGGGTTTCTCTTTAGCCAATATCTAAATGCATATAACGTTTGTACTGCTGTCATTGCAGCCATAATAATACTCCTTATTTATTTCCAAATATTTTAACATAGTTTTCTCTATACTTCTTCATATTGCAGGGCCGCGGAGTATCTCCCTTACCTGCACCTGTATCTCTTCTTTTTCTGGGCTGTCCGTCTCTGTCGGTGTAACCAGCTTCAAACGTGCGGCGATTTACTTCGTCCCTTACATTACTTTCAGACTCAGTAGCTGGCACTATCTCATCAGAATACTTGTGTTTTTTTATTATTATTTGCATTAGAAGTAGGGAGGGATTTCTCCCTCCCATCTCCTTACTTCTTTTTTTTGTCCTTTTTTTTATCAGACTTTTTATCATCTTTAGGGACAATACGTTTGCCGTTTTCATCAAACATAGTCATTGTCATTTTCCTTAAAAAGTACCTTGCAACATAATTAACGGGCCGTCATTTGAAGCATCGCCAACCATAACATAACCAGCGTACTGACTCGTAACATATGTCTCGATATTACCATGAACATCAACCGAGCCATCATGCCGCCAGAAACAGCCGCCAAGGTAAGTATTGCCAACAGTGCTTTGCGGCGCTACAAACGCAGGGCCACGGGTCTTTATCCAGCCATAATAATTGTCCGTCAAAAGAGCTATAGGAATACCTATAAACCCTTGCGTTCCGCCAGAGTTGCCCTGTTTGACAGCAGAATATGGATTTGCATAAAGCTCCATAGCATCAGACGTAGTAACTGCTACCGCAAGCGGACGGTCAAGATAAAATGTAGTCGTAGTCCCTGATGTCGCATCATTACCCTGAATACCATATGCTTGCCCACCACCAGTTGCGTGGAATATAACCATGTAACCGCCGGCGTACTGGTCTTCAGTAATTGAACCCTCTGTGAGTGTAATCTTGTTTGAACCGGCTGAAGAGGCCGCACCAATAGCCTCATAACTTACAGCAGCACCAGTACCTTCATCCCACACACCCATTTGGTATGACGTATAGGTTGAAGCGGCCTTACAATACTTATAGACACTTCCATCCCACGCTATATGGCGCGTTCCAAGCACGAACCTTTGGGTTTCATCATTAGTTGAAAGCCCGAGATTGTTATCGCCAGTGTAGTCATGCGGAACAGCAGGCCAGTTAATCGGATTAAATGGGTATTGAAAATGGTTACTCATTTTAATCTCCTTTCAAGATTAAGCAGCGTCAAGTTCAATCGAAACTACTGCGGGGCCTTCGACTCTCGTTGCGCCTATTCCCAGAGTCGAATATATCTGGGTAGAATCCAATAGGTCGTTACGAACGGATATACTTATTTGCGGTTCACTCTGAACGCCTAATACTATGGCATCCTGAGCAAAAGCAAAACTACGGATAGCAGCAGTGTCAGTGCCCGTTGGTAGTCTTGTACTCTTAATGAACTTAAAGCCCATGAAAGTATCAACAGCACCCTGCGCCAATGCTTTAACTGTGTTGTAATCTGCACTTTTAACCTCAGTTGTATTAAGTAACTGGTTAATATTGTGCGGATTAGTCAGGAAGTAACGCTGCCTGCCTTCATCAATTTCAGCATTATCCAAAAGCTCCTTGCAAGTAAGAAGTTTGGCAATAGTTAATGGCGTCTCTGTTGCATTGGAATGCGCTGTTCCAGCCGCCACAACAGTACCGTCAGAGTCAATAACTCTGCATTCACCATCAGCATAATAGGGAATCGTAGTACCGCCGGTATGACCGCCGTAAGCATTCCCGCCAAGTGCGGCAATAATTACATCGTCAATCTGCCTGTTCAAAGAATATGCCTGATTCTTAGCATAAGCATTCTGAGGGTCTATAAGCATTTTCAGCTTATCAGGCTTATCAATAATATCAGCAGGGACTACATAATCCAATATCGTTAATTGTCGTCTTGTGTGGTCAGCATCGGAAATAGGAGTTTCGCCATGTCTTGCACCACGTGGCTGTGCATCCTTTGGGCCGATGCGTTCCACAAACATTGTATCACCTGTAACCGGTTCCTCTCGGCAAGCCATTCGCAGCAATTGAGCTTTTTGCTGCGACAAAAGCATAATATTGCTCGAAACCTGGTCCACAAAGGTGATGGGTATTTGTGAACTCATCGTTTTACCTTTCAATAAATTGTATTTTACCTCAGAAAGGTAATCCACAACGTGTGGGCCGTTTCCTATCTAACGCCGATAAGCGAGTCGTCTACGACTATTTTTTGGGCCTTATGAAAGGTAATCCAGTTTTCATAAAACCAGAAAAGGCAGTTAAGTATTCTTTTCCGGCTTCATTTTTTTCCTTATATCCATAATTCTGTTAGCTAATTTCATTCTTTGCTCTCTTGTACCATTAAGATAAAGAGGATTTTCCATAATCTCGTCTATCTGAGCCTGATAATCAGCAGGTGTCGGTATATTGGTGAAATTCGGAGATTTACCTTCTGCAAATTTTCTTCCAAGATTAGAAGAGTACTTTATGAAATCAGGGTCATTACCGAATTTCTGCACAAGACGATTCTTAAAATCTATATCGCCCAACGTGCCTTCTTCTACCGCTATATTGCCGAGATGTTTATTCTGCTCAAAAGCAACTCCCCATTCAGCAGTGAGATTTCTAATCAATTCAGCTTTTTCCATCTCTTCGGTTTGTTTTATGGCCTGATAATCAGCAAGCATGTCTTTTGCAAATTCATTTATAAGATTCTCCGCAGCCTTTTTGCTGATACCAGCCTTGTAAAATCTTTCCTGCCAAGCCTCCAGTCTTTCCTTTGGAAATGCCTGCTCTACTAATTCCTGCGGAAAATCGTCAGGAGCTTTCAGGTTGTAATCAGCAACAGTATCAGGTCTACCGCCTGCCTTGTAAAACGCATCCCATACTTCCTCACTCGATGACTCGGTAGGAACCTCCATTGTGTTCTT